CTTGACCCATACCTGTCCCTAACTCCACTTGAGGCATCTGGCGTGGCGATAGAAATTGAGAACTTGGCAAAGCTCTACAACCGCAACTACCTGCTTAATGATGGTCGTCCCGGTGGATTGCTTGTCCTTCGTGGAGAAATTGATGAAGAAGACAAGGAGGAGCTCCGTAGTCGATTCCGTGGAAACATAACACGCGCCGGCCATACGACCGTTATTTCGGCCGATGATGGTGTTGACTTCGTTGACACTTCGGCTAGCCCAAGAGATGCTGCCTATATTCAGATGCGCCAAGTTACCAAAGAGGAAATACTTGCTGCTTTTGGTGTTCCGGAGTCGGTAATAGGAAATGCTGCAGGACGTACGTTTAGTAACGCTGCTGAGGAAATCAGGGTATTCTGGATGGAGACAATGCTTCCGCATTTGGAGCCAATCGCCCGTGCTTTGGATGAACTAGATGATAAGAACTACGTTGACTTTGATACCACCGGTGTCCCAATTTTGATGCTCTACAAGCAAGAGCGCGACCGCTACCTGATGCAGGAATTCCAAGCAGGTCTAATTAGCAACAACGAATACAGAATAGGTTCTTCACGAAAAGAAGTAGAAGCCGATTTGGCTGACTCCCTTTTGATGAACCCCAACCTCATTCCAATTGCCAATACTAAGAAGAAGATGGAAGAACCAAATACGGCACAGATTCCAGGCGCTCCAGGAATGCCAGGAATGCCAGGAATGCCACCAGGCGCTCCAGGAATACCCCCAGTACCAGGAATGCCTCCAGTGGGGGCAACACCGCCACTTGACCCCAATACGATGCAGGGAGCCCTTGCAGCAGCAGGACAAGTTGAAGGAATGCCTCAAGACACTGTTCCGCCAGAAGCGCTTGCTCCTGAGGCGATGCCTGGGATGGTTACGGCTTCTGACTCAAACACTCAGATTCAAACAAAGAGTGACGAAACGACAGCCGAAGATAGGTCTGAGACTGCAATTGAGCGCTGGACGGACATACTTTCTAGAAGCATTGAACGTATTGTCGAAAGACAGCAAAGAGTTGTTCTTGAGAAGGCCAGTGGGGCAAAGGCTAGAAAGTCTCTTATGTCTGGAACTTTGGACATAGATTCAATTCTCTCAAAAGATATATGGAATAAGCAGATTGATGACGACATTAAACCCGTATTATCTGCAATTATTAATGACTCATACGAATTAAGAAGCGAGAAGTCAAACGAATACGGTATGAAGATTAAAACTCTTCAGCCGTTTGACGTTGTCAAGAATATTGAGTCACATTTGCTTAGAATCAAAAAGGTTAATGACGTATTCTTCTCTGACATCAACTCCATAATGCTCAAGTCTTTTGAGTTTGCCGAAGAAGATAGACGCCTCCTCTCCTTCAGGGAGGGTTTGATTGATATGTATGCAAACTTCTTTGCTAAAGAACAGTTTGAAATAGCCGAAACAGGCGCAAGGGATGTTTGGAACTTTGCTCAAGTAGCTTAGTTTCTTTATATTGTTTCTTTATATTAATGGATAATAACAATAGGTGCACTAACAGACCTACAAAATAGTTTATTATCGTTTCATCGCTAAAGAAAAGAAGCCAAATGCCTTTAGAAATGTTTGAATACAAAGCAGCATCACTAGGTTCTACAGCAGCAGCAAATGGCTCGCTAAACCTAGATGAAGCGCAGGGAATCGTTGAGTGCTTTGTGGCAGGCATTGGTAATAGAGACTCTGTTGGTGACATTTGTGCAACTGGAGCATTTACCAAGAGCCTTATGCGCAGAAAGCCGCGTGTTGTTTGGGGACATAACTGGAACGACCCTATCGGTAAGGTTCTAGAAATTTACGAAGTACCGCCAACCGACAATCGTCTTCCAATGAAAATGAAGATGGCTGGTATTGGTGGACTTTTTGCTCGCGTTCAGTTCAATCTTTTTTCAGAAAAAGGCAAAGAGGCGTTCTCAAACGTAGCCTTCTTTGGTCAAGAGCAGGAGTGGTCAATTGGCTACAAAACCCTCCGCGCTCAGTATGACCAAAAGGCTCAAGCAAACGTTATTTACGAGCTTGAACTCTATGAAGTAAGCCCTGTATTGCATGGCGCAAACCAACTCACGGGGACCATCTCTGTCAAGTCTGACGGTCAGTCTGCAATCATGGAGAACCCACAGATGAGTACTCCTGTTACTGATGGTATGGACGTAGAGGAACTAGAGAAGCAACTCTCGATGATGCTCGGCAAAAAAGTTTCCGTGACTGACGTTGCAGATAATCATGTCATGTATGGACATGTAGGCGAAAACGGTCAAAATGAAAAGTACAAGTGCCCATTCATGCACAACAACGGCCGCTTCATGTTCGGTGCCCCAATGGCTATGCCAATGTCTATGCCGACTCCACGAGTTCAGGCTCCAACGGTTCCCATGCGCCCACCAGCAGCATCGGTACCGATGGCGTTTAAGCCAACTAGCGAGGGAATGGCTGTTATTGCTCTTCCACGAGTTGAGTACGCGAATACAGGCAACAGCAACATGGGTCAGCAAACTCCTGGAAACCTCGATAAAGAAGAAGCGGACCTTAGAGACGCTTTGCTAAAGATTGTAGCTCGCCACGGAAAGTTCAATGAAGACTCCGAAGGTGTGTGGGCTGGATATACGCCGGCCATAGAAAACGAAATTGCTAGAATAGGCGTCAAATGCTCAAACTGCGTATTCTTCCAAGGTGAAGGAAAATGCAAGATTATTGACATGGCTGTTGAGAGTGAAGGAAAGTGTCGATTCGCCGTAATTCCTCCTGGCGTGGTTAATGCCGGTCCGTCTGTCATGAAGTCGTACAGACTAGATGAACTCAATTCAGAAGTCGAGTATTTAACAGACATAGAAGTTAAGTACCCAGAAGATTTGGCTGTTGTTTCACTCCGTGGGGCAATTGAGAATAAATTCCTCTCCCGTCGCAAGTACAAAAGCCTCGCCGAGTTTAGTCTCGGTGATTCATACGATGATAAGCCGTATTACATTCCGGTAGTCGTAGAGCATGCATTTAAAGTAAAACAAGCTCTTGACCCAATTTTTGATTATCACAGAGTTGAGTCTTTTGTTGATACGGAAGGCATCGTTCTCACATCCGGAGTAACCCTGGAACTCATAGATGCAGTAGACACTGCACTCAATAACCTAAAAAAAAAATCTTTAATTGAGTTTGACCCCGAAACAAAGGCCGCAGGCTTTCGTTTAGGAAGGGCGATTGGTTCTCGTCTCATAGACAGACCAACCCTTGGTGACCGTCATCTTGGCGACAACCGTAGAAATAGAAGCACGGATATCGACATCCCTACTGGTGGCGTTCGCGGATACAGAAAACCCACATTCAGTACCTTTGACCCCGACAATGACGGCTGGGTAGACGAAGGTTCAACCAATCCTCGTTTCATAGGAATCCAGAACGCATTGAAGCCTATTGGGGCCCCCGACGTCAAGCCAAAAGACCGTGTTCCGAGTGCTAAAAAACCAGTTCAAAAACTAGAGAACGAAGTCGGCGACTCTGTAGCAAAAATTTCAGCTCCTAAATCACCAAATCCAGATAAGAAATTCAGCATTCCTGGAAAAGACCTTTCTAACGACTATAAGTTTTATCTCAAAACAAGTCCCAAGAACAGGTCTGACGAAGACAGATTTAAGTACGATGGTCCGCTAGCAAAACTTTCATCAGGTCAAGAACTAGATGAAAGTTCCCTTAAGGAAATGTACGACTTGATGGCTAAAGACTTTTTAGCTTCTCTTGAAAAAGTACAAAATGACCCTAATTCAACATGGGAATTTCCTTGGAGAAGAGCAATGTTTTTTGCTACTAATCCAAATACCAAAAGAACATATGAAGGAACAAACCAATTCCTTCTCATGCAGGTTGCATCGCATCGTGGGTACGAGATTCCACGTTGGGCTGGGGTGGCTCAATGGAAGAAAGCTGGCGGAGAACTAGAACCGGGATATGAGAATAAGCTCGTACAGATAATTGCACCAACTTTATACAACGGTCGCCCAACAGGAACGTTTCACATTACTGAAGTTATTAACGTTGCTGAAGTAAAAGGCTTGCCGGAGGAGTTCTATAAACCAATCTCGCATGACGAACTTGACGCAGCGAAGAGAATGAAAGACATTGAAGACGTTATTTCAGAAATAGGACCGGATTGGAAAGAGGCAAAACAAGGCCGAGCATTTTATTCACCTTCCAATGACTCTATTACAATGCCCACGTTCTCTTCTTTTAAGGACCCAATAGGTTTCTACTCAACACTGCTTCACGAAACAACCCACTGGACCGGCCACCCATCTCGCCTCAATAGAGACCAAACAGGAAGAATGCGAGGAGCTGGAGCCGAATCTAAATCTAGGTACGCATTTGAAGAACTAATTGCTGAAATTGGTAGCGCTTTCGCCATGGGAATCCTTGGCCTTGAGCCGACAGTCAGAGAAGACCACGCTCAGTACGTTTCCGGCTGGATGCAAGCCATTCGCGATAACCCAAACGCACTTCAAGATGCGTTAACACAGGCACAGCAGGCCATCGACTACATGATGAACAAGTCGCCAACGCTTCGTAGACTTGCTGGTAAAAGAGACGACGAAAGAAAAGGTCGTCAAGACTTTACCTTCACGGTTCCTGGAACAAACACTGCCAGAAACGTTACAGTCAAGCTCGGCCCACCAAAGAAAGGCGAGAAAAAACCACTTTCTCCACAGGCTCCATTTAGAGTTCCTGCAGGAGGAAAGAGAAGAGGCGTTGTTGGTGCAATGTCATCAGGACTCTTTGGAGAAGACCTTGCAGGAATCCCTGGATTCTTAATTAAAGACAAAGACGGCAATAGATACGACCAGTCTTATCGTAAGCTAAGCAGCGGCGCTGACCTGAAGCCGATTGTAAGCAAGTTTGACGATAAGAGAATAGTCAAGAGAAGCGACGCGGAAAGCGCTCGCGAGCGCCTAGGCCTCAACTACACGCCAACTGAAGAACAAGTTGCAATCATTGACACCGGAGTTCATTTCTTGGAGCAACCGGGTGGGATAGCTGCAGTAAGAGCGGGTGCCGGAACTGGCAAAACGACAACCCTGGAAGCAGTCTCTAAAGCTGTTCAACTAGAAGACCCAGAAGCAGGAGTTTATTACATTACTTTTGCCAGAAAAAACGCGCAAGAAGCAAACGGAAGAATGCCAGAAAATACTGGTTCTTCAACAATTAATCAATTGGCGTATTGGTCACTCAAGTTTGGCACCGGAAATAAAATGTTCGGCCCAAAAACTGCCGAAAAAGTTTCAATTGGTGCAAGTGGCGGAGGCAATTCGTACTGGGGTAAAACCCATAAACAGGCAACCGTTAAAAAAACCATCACAAGATTTGATGGAACTACTGTGGATTTAGTAGGTGTTAAGTCTGTTGGGTACAGAACGCTTGGGTATACCGCTTTTGACAAAATAGAGGGCTCTAAAGCTGTTGTCGAAAAATACAAATTAGACGAAATCAAATATGGCGGAAGCAACAATGGTGGCGCACTTCCCTTGGGTAGTCAGATGTTTGATGCCACGCAAATAAGCGCACTTCAATACGGAGCAATCCTCAACAATGCTCTTAGCAGGTTCTGCATAAGCGGCGACGAGACCATAAGTGCAAAACACTTTGAACATTCTGCTTTTGACATACAGAACATGGTTCTAAATGGAGGCAGCACCACCCTAAGTCCTGTAGTAGACCGCGTGTGGACCCAGCCTGTTCCAGATGCTTGGGTTAAGCAGTTGGAACAGATGTGGAAAGACATTACGGACGATAATTCAAACGTTCTTCCAACTTTTGACCATCAAGTAAAAATGTGGGCATTAACCAAGCCTGACCTATCAACAGACCCAGGTTTGATTGGTCACGCCAGCAGGGACCAGCAGGGTTTTCCAAAAGCCACCCCATCCGGAACAAGAGCCGTCAAAGGCAAGACAGGCATTGTTACACACAACAAGACAGGTGCAACGTGGTACCGCCAGTTTGGAACAAAAGACAAACCGTTGAGCCTGTTCATGTTCGACGAGGCACAAGACACTAACCAGGTAGTTCAGCAAGTAATTGCCGACAATGCCGAAAAAGGCGTCAGCATAATGATGGTTGGTGACCCACGTCAGTCAATCTTTGGGTTTAGAGGTTCATCAGATACTTTTGCTCAAGTAAAACCAACATTTGAACTAACCCTTCGTGACTCTTTTAGATACGGAAGATTACAAGCATACTTAGGTAACTCGATTCTTAACATGCTGAATATCGAGGACAGAAACGATGGCGTAGACCCAGAAGCTTCCGATTACCAATTGTTTGGTAGAGCTGCTGGTGTAGTCGAAGCCGACTTCAGTATTGCTGGACTATCCAAAGATGAACTTACTAAAAAATTTCAAAAACTTGCCAAGAAGTACGACGCTCGATGGGTCGACATACAAAAAAGAAACAATCGTCTGGATGAAAACATTGTAAGTCTTTCCGCGCTTCCCTCACTTAATGAAAAAGATAGAGACAAATTATTAACCGATGCCATGCAGGCTCTTGCTGCTCAGGCTGACGGAGAAATACTTAGAGACTACAAATTTGACCGTCCTGGCAAAAACATGGTTATATTCAGGACCAATGCGGGAATGATTTCTCAAGGTATAGAAATAAGCACGCGACTTGGTAAGACGCTTGGCATGCCGGAGGAAAGACACTCTAAAATGCTTGCCGCAATGAAGGTTCTGAATTGGATTAACTCTGGCAAAAAACTTGCAAGACCAGTGGAGTCAAAGCTTCTTGGTGGAAAAGTGATGGACGCTGCAAGTATTCAAGACGTCAAGAGAATACTTTCTATCGACGGTAAAGCTAATGCTGACGCGCTCTCGTTGATGAGGCTTCTTGATTTGCCTAAAATGAACCCAGACGGAACACGGGCTACATATAGAGACCCACAAACCGGGGCGATAATGCAAGCCAACATGAGCGCCATGGATTACGTAGAAGCCTTAGAGGGCATGTGGGACTCAGTAAAAGGTGAATTTGACTATTCTAAGAGAAAAATTATTCCAGTTCAAGAAAGGGTAGACATAGACCCATTTGAACAAATTGATATTGAAGCTGTAAAAATACAGGGAGCACTCAATCCCAAGAAATCTGGTGCTGGTGCTAATGGCCCGTGGATAATGGGCGGCCTTGAGCCAAACATAATTATTCCAGCATCTCTTAATGGTGACGCAGATATTAATAGGGTTTACTGGAGACCATTATTTACCGACTCTGGTTCGTGGCTTGGTCCTGGCGTTACGGCATCAGGCAAATGGGACGGGAAGAGTATTCTCATAACCGGTAACGGAGTTGACGGAGTAAAGTCATACACGGCCGCGAACGGCTCAGCCACAAAAGCTACTGCGCTCGGGCCAAGCAGACTTGCACTTCAAAAATGGATTAAAGACCACAAAATGGAAGGGAAAATATCCTACCATGAGAAGAGTGTTGCTTTAGACGGGAAGGCGCAGCGCCCGCCTGGCGATGGGTGGGTTGTCTCCGGTGACACCCTAGAAGAAAGTGCTTCTATTGTTTCAGAACTTGGAAGATACCTCACAGACCACGTAAACGACACTGAAGGCGTTGATATTGAAGTAATTACCGGACACGGGGTAAAAGGCCTTGAAGCCGACTACGTCATGATGGGTGATGACTGGGGAAGGTCCAATGCTCGTGACATGGGGATTGCACTCACTCAAGCACAGAAAGATGCTGGTGAGGTTAACAATAGGTTGCCAAGAGAAGAAGCACATCTTCTGTATGTTGCACTTACTCGTGCAAAATTAGGTTTTGACCCCGGTCCAGGCCTCGATTGGATATTCGACCCAGCCAGAAACACCGGTATTGACGGCATTGCCAATGGTCCAACAAAACTCGGACCAGAACAACAAAGGCCAAACGGACACTGGAATCCGTACGGTGGTGGAGCTCCTAAAGCATCAACATTTACACCAACAGTAACTGCTCCGCAAAGCCTGTCTTCTGGCAAAAATCCACCAGGAGACATGCCAAATCCAGAAGAGCAGAAAAAACTAATAGAAGCTGCCGCAGCAAAAACTCCCAAAAAGGGTTTTGAAGAAAGTTTCTTACCTAGTGTTCTTTCTCAGCATAAGAGTAAAAATGGAGTCCTTAGTCAGTCACAGTGGGACACGCTTCGTAACATGGTTTATGGCTGGCCTACCGTTGAAAACGGCAAAACCGTATGGCCAAATGGTGACGCTACTCCATCCAAGCCTTCCACCCCGAATGCCCCAGGTGCGCCAAGTACACCAAGTGCTCCATTCTCTAGAAAACCTAGAAAAATAATTGACATAAAAGACGTTGAGAAATACGACTACCCAGACCTCCCTGCCAACAGAAAACCTAACCCTGAACAAGATGTTGCTATAGACGCAATGATGACTGGAGCAGACGTAAAGGTTAGAGCTTTAGCGGCAACGGGTAAAACAACAACAGTTATTAACTTTGCTAAGAGACTGCAGAAATCAGAACCGGAAGCAAGAATTGCTTATTTAGTATTTAACGTTAACGCCAAAGACGACGTAACAAAGAGAATAGCCAAAGAAGGCATCTCTCCAGATTTCTTCCAGATTAGAACTATGGACAGTCTTTCCTACAATGCCATGAAGGCAATTAATAGAAACTTGACTGATAAAAGCTACGAGGCTGATGCTGTCAACTGGATAGACCCAATCAAGTCTTACAAAGATAGAGCCGCATATCTCGGTATAAAGGGTATGGTTTCTGAAGCAGATGAACTCAGTGCCATAGATGTTTACAAGAGAGTACAGAAGGCAATTGATGCTTTCGTAATCAGTGATGATAAGGAAGTTGGCCCTCAGCACTTTACCGGTGCCTTCAATGGTTCATTAGCAGTGAAAGATGAAAAAATACTTCCCGAGTTGGTCGGATATGCCAAGAAAATGTGGGAAGACATTAATACTGCACGTGATGGCAAAAAGGGAATGTTGCCAACGAACAACGCTCATTTAACAAAAATATGGGCACTAACCGACCCAGACATTGGGAAAATAGCCGGAGCCAATATAGCCATGGTTGACGAGGCACAGGATATGAACCCTGTGTTTGCAAAGATGCTGGCAAACTCTGGCGATATTCAAAAAATTTACATTGGCGATACCAATCAGGCCATCAACGCCTGGCGAGGGGCTGATGGAAAAACTTTAGATGATGCAAAATCCGTATATGACATGCCAATTACAGATTCTTATAGATTTGGAAAAGTAATTGCTGGAGTAGGAAACCAGTTCCTATCGCTTCTTGGTGCAAAAGAACGCATGACCGGAAAGAAAGCAGACAAGTCAGGTAATCCTGTAGATGGAGTAATTACAACTATAGATAAACCAACAATGATTCTTACTCGTGCAAACGGTGGAGCCATTGCGGCAACTATGGATGTTTTCAGCAAGGGCGGCGCTGTATATGGAAGTAAGAACTTTAAGAAAGACTTAGAAAATTTTATCCAAAACATTGACTGGATGGAAAACAAAGCAAAAGGCAACCCTTTCTACATCAACGAATTTGGCAAAGAAGTCAAGACTCCTCCACCTCCAAGTCAAGACCTTGACGGAATTACTACTATGGAAGAATTCAAAAAAGCCATAGAGGACGGGGATAACAACAGATTAAACATGCTTAATAAGCTGCTTGCAGAGAACTCTGTTGCAGACTTGCGTGAAGCACTCAGCAAGATTATTACCGACAAGAAAAAACTGCCAGAAAATCGCGACGACTACGTGCATATTCAAACAGCACATACCTCTAAGGGTCTTGAGTCTCCAAGAGTAAAAATTTGGTCAGACTTTAGAAAACCAAAGTGGGACAAAGAGAAGAAAACATGGATTATGCCTGACGAGCAGGAACTCCGACTTTCTTATGTTGCCGTTACAAGAGCAGAAGAACAGCTTGAACTTGGTTCACTAGACTGGATTAATGACTTCCCTGAAAGCGATTCAGGAAGCGTTGCCAAACTAAGCAGTGGTGCAGCTTCATCAAATGCTGGTGGACGTCTCTCCAGGCGTATTCGTACGGTCGGTAATGCCGGCGAGGACATGTCTGGTGCAGAAGGCGACACCCGACGTTTAGCGCACCCCATAGAGCTTGCTGGGTTCTCTAGCGTTACAAAAAATAGTGGCACTAATAGAGCAATCACAAAAACATCAATGAGCATATGGAAGGGCTTTAGAGATAATGGCATAGCACTTGATATTGACTCCGACTCAACAGACCCTGCCCAGAAACAAAAAGCACTGAATAATGCGCTTAATGCTATTTCTGAAAGAATGCGCGAGCGCCCATCAATTAAGATTGGAAACATATCTCAAAATGGTGGCAATCAAGAGCCTTCAGCTGAGACATGGATGCTCCCAGTATCCAAGCTCAAGGATGCCATTCGTGTTCCGACAGAGTGGACTAGGGATTATACCGATAGTCACAGACTCGTCCAATCACCAATGCCGAGTTAGCAAGCATGCTTGGTCTTGGCAGAAGAGACGCTGCGTTGTTGGAAAAAGATGGCGCAGCTATTAACCATGACGCAGTCAGGTACATGTTGGCCGAAACCGGCAAGCAAAAAGAATTCGGAGCATGGAGGCTTTTTGCCCCAGTAGATTCGGCGGAAGCAAAGCAGAAAAAGTGGAACGCTGAAGAAGTATTTGCCGAGAATATAGGCCGAGCCAGCATGCGAGACCGATTCATTGTTGAGACTTTTGGTAAAGACGCATTCCCTCACTGGTTTGACCAAGAAGAACAACAATCAATAACGCCAGATGAATACGCTTCTCTTGGGGAAGTTAGTCCTGTTGCCAAGTTTCAGGCAATGGGCCGATTCCAGAAGAATAGTGCTACTGATGGCGACTCGGAAGCAGAACATAATTTAATGCTGGAAGGAATGTCTGGGGCATCCTTAACTCCATCAGGAACAGTCACTGCTGAGC